GTTGGCCGTTTCGGTGTCAATATCTCGGCCTAGCTCGTTGATGCAAGTCTTGTCCGAGACCCAGCCGTTTCGCTTCTGGACCTCCAAGGCCTGCGCAGTCTTAAGCGGGTCCATCGGAACGATCCTAGAGGGGATGACTTCGACTGTGATCGCATCGCGGATCGAATCCCAGGATTCATACCCAGCAGCCGCAAAGCGCCTCTTACCGGCCCCCAGGCGAATCATTTTCAAGATCATTTCACGCATTCGCTCTTTGCGTTGGCTCTGCTCGGCAAGCCGCCCCTGCATGAACGGACCTTCGGCAACCAGCGCCGAGGCGAAATTGTTGTTCGAGTAGGATCCTGTCAGCATACCCTCAACGAAGGCATGGACCGAACCGCCTAGCCGCAAAGCAGCCTCCATGACCTCGATATAGATCCCGGAGTTGTTGGCCCCAAGCAGACCGGCCTTGTATGTCTGCCCTTCGGGAACGTCCAGCCTTGTGCCCGGTTTCATCTTCCGTTTGCGTTCCATGATGCCGGTCATTGGATCGACGCGACCGGTCGGAGCCGCGAAACGCTTAACGATGTTTTCGGCCTGTCGTTGCTGACCGTCCTTGTGCTCAACAATGTACGCAATCGCTGCCTGAGTCGCTGCACCCTCTGCCGTGTTGGTCAGCACCCTGTCAGCCCTCAAAAGGTACAGGTGCGGTTTGTAGAAGTCGCTGAACCCACGCTTGGCCCTGGCCCGGACGTTTCGCTTCCAGTGCGATACTTTGTCAGCCGTAACGTAGTCCCAGTCCGATCCGGTTTGATTTCGGCAGAAGTGATAGCCGATCGGATTCTGAGGACGGCTTTCCCTGGTCAAAACACCGAAGGTCCAGGACGGCACGAAATCAACACCGATCCAGTCTTCGAGCTCCCCTTTGCTTGCCGGTTCGGTCAGCTCGTCGGCCTCGCAAGCGATCGCTAGGCACTGCCCGTTTTCGTACACGTGCTCGATGATCACCTCGCCATCAGTAACCTCCCTGGCGTAGCTCTCGCGCTCGAGTTCCGAGGACCACTTCGAGTTGTCGAGCGTCTCTCGGACATAGGCTTGGATCGCCTTTTCCAGCCGCTTGTCCTCGGCCTTGATCGTCCAGTCAAAGCCGGTCCCGATCGTGTAATCCAACAGCCGGTTGATCCACGCCTGAGCCATCGGAACCCGCTCGACCAGCAGCCAGGACATCGCTCGGATGATTTTCAGGTCCGATTCGTTGGTGTAGACCGGCCTGTATCGCCCGTCTGCACGATCGTAAATCTGCGTGTAAACGCCCAGGGAGTTTGCCTGGAAGAACCCAGGCGTGTCGGTCATGAACTCTGTGACGTCGATGACATCGCCCCAGGATTCGATTAGACTTTGAGACTCTTGCAGCGTTTCGACGATTCTGTTCATGGTTTCCCCCTGCGATCATACTAGCCCGGAGTTGCTCACCATGCGATGCGACAACCAGACCATCTATCAGATCTTCTTCCAAGCTCATCGAGGATACCCGAAAAAGCAGATTGCATCCACACTCGGCCTGTCACGCAACACCGTCATCGCTCACCTGTCCGGTCGCCACCGATGGCAATACGACCGAGGCTTGAAGCGCAGGCTCGACCAGCTAACCATCCCCCCCATCAAGTACCATGACACCCCACAAGGGTACATAACGATCGCAGAATCGTCCTACTTCTTCGAGCGTCGGCCAACCCCCAAGAGCATCCTGCATCGGTACGATTTACAGGTCCGGCTCGTCAACGGAGTCAACTACACGACCGTCCAATGGGCTCGCGACTGCGCAGAAAAAAGCAACGTCGCAAATTTAGAAGGCGTTTGCATGAAACGCGATGCGGCTCGGTATCTTTACGGGGTCCAGTCCGAGCGACCGATCGTCCCGCTTATGGCAATCGATTCATCCGACACACCGGCGAATCTAGTTCACATCGCTGTCGGGATTATGGCTTGGACTGGACTGGATTTTGTGACGCTGAATTCAGAGGACGTTATGCGGTTCGCGGACTATTCCTAAACCGCTTCGACGCCAGAACTCAGACCGGTATTTGAATTGAATACCATTGACGGAGCCCATCCCACTTGGCAAAGTTTAAGCCACTGCTCGTAAGTTGCCGTCGAGCTTCCAAAAGAAGACACCTTGTTGTCGGCTAGGTATCTGGCCAATTCTTCCGGTGTTGCAAACGCAGGAGACATTGGAGTACCTTCCGATGTCGTTGAGTAAAGCATCAAATGCGTTCGCTCTTCGTCGGTCCATGCAGGACGGTAGTAGTCGCGATCCGGAGGCGACTGCCACTCCCAGTATTCGCAATTTTCTTGCTCAGGATCAGTCTTCCACTTTTCGTATTCCGCTTTCCATTCCTCGGAAGCGGATTTGAAGTCTTTATCGTAATGAGGCTGCAACCTGTCCGAATACGATTCGCTCTTTGGCGGGTTCCAATCTTTCGGTACTCTTCTTACTTCGCGTCCCATGAATAATTCCTAAAACAAAGAGAGTTGTTTGTAACACCCGAGCCCAACGGACTCGGTAACTATTCCATTTTTCACCGACTCGTCGATTCGCACCGCTGCCTTTTTCCTTACTGGGTGCATCACCGCCGCGATCGTTTCTGCCGTGTCCCAGCATTCGAGCGACAGCGTGTTTCCATGAACCACCTGAGCAGGAATCCCGAGCAACGACGTTTGGATGTAGCACGCTGCGAACATCCGCCAATCAACGTCCACGCATTGCCAGTGATAATTCCAGGGAAAGAACCCGTTCGCCTTCAAGACGTCCGAAGTTGCAATCACCATCGCCCCACCGCCGCAAGCTGGTTCGGATATCATCAGCCTGTCTTCCGGGTCCGGCTTCCGATCCCCAATGGTTAACGCCGCCATCATCCGACAGACAGGCATCGGCGTGAAACATTGTCCCTTAAATTGCACATCGTTTTGGCCCCACTCCATCAGGACCGATCCAAGAAAGTCATCACTCTCTTTTTCTAGCGAAGCGACTAGCACACCGAAAGCCCTTGCGAAGTTCTCAGGGTGCTTGACGCGCTTCTGGTGCTCTATCACCGTCTGTTCGATCTTAGGATCCTGCTCCCCGGTTCGGAACAGGTGGCAACCTTGCCTGAGCGATCCACTGGCGACCTGTAACCACGAATGGAATAGATCCCATCCGTGCATCGAGTAGTCAGCCTCTTGGATCAGCTTTGCAAATTCGTATCGTTGCCGATTAGAGAACCAAGTCGATTTCATTCGTCGCCTACGATCGCCGCAAAGAGAGACACCGCAACGAACACGACAAAAATCACGAACAACGCATCGATTAAATCTTTCATCGTCGCTATCTCCAATTAAAAAGGGTGGTCGGCTTGGTCTTCGTCAACGCTTGGCCCGTCGGGTTGCGGATTCAGCTCCGATCGAATGAAAAGCAGGCAATTGGACATGCCGTCTGACCATCCGTTTTGACTATCCCTGAATCTTTCGTTGTTTGAGGCGATTGCCGCTTTGTCACACTCGTCACGCTTGTCTTCAAGCTTCTTGAGGATCTTGGCTACCTGCGATGCGGTCAAGCCGCCGTCAGGTTTCGCACCCGAGGTCTTTGACGCGAAGACCTCTACACCTGCAACAAACTGGCTCGGGTCGTGGACGATCGGAACCGACTTCCATTCAGTCCAGCCTCTTTGAATACAGAAACTTCGGGACTGCAACTGCGTGTACCCATGCTGGTCAGCCACCATTCGTAAATCGATCATTGCTTTGCTTTCGATCCCTTCAAACGGTCTAAAATCCCTGAAAACGGAACTGTCTTTCCAACCTTCCAAACGGTGTCTCTTGGGCATTTTTTGCAACGGTACTTTCCTCCGTCGCCGCTTGCATTTGTATCGTAAAGCTCGATAGCTCCGCCACAATCTGGACAGCCCATGTTCAGCATTGTCTGCTCGTGTTTTGTCATTTTTCTTATCGCAAGGCTCTCTCCCTCCTGGCATCGCGCCTCGCGGCTTGGATGCACTCGAATCAATGTTCGCTCGCTGTTGGTCAAAAACTGACCTTCGGGAATTGATTCGTCGGTTTCGATCCGCTCTACGCCATACCGGATGAAGTTGTTCAATCGCTCGATATGTGAAGTATTTACAGAGCTTTGATGTTGATTTTTATGATGACCGC